CGTAAGCGATGTGTAAACGTCCTTGCTCTTGCCATACTACGCGGTCAGAAGCCATAGGCATTTCTGCACCAACCATGCGCAAGAATCCTGATACTGTACGGTTTCCGTAGCGCTCTACTTCTTTCTCGTATACCTCAGGAAGGAATTGTTGTGTAAAGTCCATGTCAGACACAGACAAATAGTTGTCACCAAACAAGCCCTTAATAGGACGTGGAGTAAGGTGAGCTAAGTTTGCCAGACCAGCTGGCGACGTTGCAAAACTCATTTCTTATTTGTTTTAATGAATTATTTTTTAAACTTGACCTTGAGTTTAGAAGTGCTTTCCCCCTCATTTACAGCGCGTATAGTCCACCCGTTTTGTGTCGTAACTTTTTCATGAGTCCCTCTCGGATTCATATCGACATTCTTCGTGCGTGCCATACTATCCTTTACTGCATCGGCTTTGCCTTGCTCGTAAAAGTGTTGTGCAACTTGATCGGCATTCATAGCTGTGAACAGCGATTTATGATAACCCTTGGCGTCTTTCATTTCCCCCTTTTCATCCAAGAACTTCTTGATAAAGTTGTTAATGTCGCCTTGAGTTTCTTTAACCTGGCCAGCATCTTTAACCTTAAAGCGGTACTTCTTGTCGCCAACGCTGTAATCGAAACCCTCGAATTTGTCGCTGAATACTTTCTCGCTTTCTTGTTTAAACCTACTGGTTTGTCGTTCTGCTACTTTAGCAGCCTCTTCACTCTCCTTATTATAACGATTGAAAAATTCAACCGCTTTTTGCTGTTCTGGATTCAATCTTGAACCCATTTTAATTTCGTCGTAGTATTTAGACTTTAAACCGTCTAAATGATTTTTAGCCTCTGATAATGCTTGTTTACGCTCTAGTTTCTTTAAACGTATTTCACGCTCATCATCAACGTCTTCGTCGTAAGAAAACTTATCGGCTAATAAGAAGTCAATGTCTTCACGGTCGTAAGCACTAAACTTAGTTTCATAGTATTCTCGAAGTAATTGATCCTCGTTTAAACTAGAATAGTCTGTGTTAAGACGTACATAATCTTCTAAAGAGCCACCTGTTTCATCCATAAAGTCTACGACTTTTTGAATATTTTCAGGTAAGCTAGCCCCAGCTTTTGCGGATTCTTGAATTGCTTCTGCAACTTCTTCTTCCAACTGTTCTGTAGCCTCTTCTACCTCTTCGTCTGTAATTTCCATTAAGACAGGCTCTTCAGGCGCTTCCTCTTTTACCGGTGCCTCGACCGGCGCTTCCTCAACAACCGGCTCCTCTACCGGAGCTTCTTCTACAGGTTGCTCAACAGGTTCTTCTGCTGGCGCTTCTTGTGGTGTTGCTGAGAAATCTACTTTAATAGTACCATCATCACCCTGTGAAACAGGTGATGTGTCTTTAGTTTCTTCACTCATGATAAAATATTATATAATTGTTATGGTTATTATTACCTAGGTTCGAAGCTTCCTAAACCAAATCCACCGCCAAGTATATCATTACCAGAGGATTCGAAGTCTTTAGGTGCTCCACCTTTTTGTCTTTGGTCTATAAGTTCGCTTTGCTGCGAGGCTTGTATTTTGGTTCTTTCGTCTTTACGGTCTTCAGTTTCAGAGATTTTGGTTTTTGCTGCATCTACTTCCAGCCCCTTCAACTTCATGTTATATTGAAACTCAAGTGCCATTAATTGCATCTTAGCTTCCACCTCTTTATCAATTCTAGCTTGCTCTATTTGTGCTTTCAGCTGTTCTAACTGCGACTTAGTTTGTAAAGAAGCTTGATCTTTCTGCATTTCTGCTTGAGCAGCAACTTGTTGTGCTTGTGCATTTGCCTGCGCTTGAGCCTGCATATTCTGCTGTTGCATCATTTGATCGCGCTCTTGCTTTTTCTTACGGCGTAGCTTCAATAATTGGTTAGCTAGCTTTAAGTTTTTAACTTCGCGGATATCAATAGCATCGTCTAAGTCTATAAGCCCAGCGGATAAAGCTGTTTGAATGTTGTTTTCTAAAAGCGATTTTTCTTCTTCATCTGGAGATAGCTCTAAAGAAATACCAAAGTCATGCAAATGCAAATCTTCCATTTCGTTTAGTATACCTACATTATGCCCACCTACTTTTTGTATAAATGCCGCTTTAGACGCATCAAACTCTAATATGTCCGAAATACGCAAAGATAAACACTCAGCTGTTTCAGCTGTTAAGAACAATCCTGCATCTAATATATGGCGCGTTGCTGTATTAGAATTTGCAGCTGCCATTTTTTGCACACCTACTAATGCTCTTGAATCAGGTGAAGAACCATCACGAGCTTCATTAAGACCCGTTACATCACGAATCATCTGCAGGTAATAGTTATATGTTTGTATAAGAGTTTGTAGCTTTTGACCGCCCGCTCCGGTTTGTAATGGCTGAATTGGCACTTTGCCGGGGTTCATATCACCCTCACTAGTAAACGAACGACCAATAACAGAACCCGTCTGGAAGAACATGTTAAGTGCCTCTTGCGGGTTGTAATTTGTACCGTTACCTAAATCTATTTCAGCTAAGCCGTCAGCATCCATATATACCCCATCGGGCATCATTCTTTGTAATACCTGCTGCATTTTTAAATGCGTAAGCTGTATCATATCAGCAAAACCAGTACAACGGCTTACGATAGATTCAATCTTACCCTTATACATACGTGGTGCCACGATGCTGTAGTTCATCTTAACCTTAGCGTAATCGCTCTTAGGGCGCATCATATTTTTAGCCATTTCCCACTTAAGCATGATGTCAGTACCTAATATAAGTACACCCTCATACAATACTTCTAGCGAGCGGGCCATTTTGCCAAACTCAGCTTCCAGCAATTCTTTCGGAGGATCAAACTGATCGTCTCTTACTATAATTTTAGAAGCACCAGTTGCGGTTTCTTTAACTTTATACACCTCGTTCATGTACGTTTTATAGTTAAAGTATAATACCTGCACTACATTGTTGTCACGAACGTCATGATTTACTAATGACTGATCGTATCCAGCACTGTGGTTTTTTGACCCTTGTTGCTGTATTTTTTGTAATTGGCTTTCGTCTAAATCCGGAAATTGCTTCTTAAGCTCGTTTAGCGGTACAAATTTTACTTCACCTACATAATATATGTCTTCGAAGTAAGGAGACTCACTATAAGAGTGTACCAGGTAAGCTGGATCAACATAGTCTACCGTTACTCCTTCTGATTGGCTAAAGCTATTTTTGACTGCTGCAACCCCTAAAGTTGTAAGATCGTAATAAAGACGCTTTTTAGTTAAATCGTAATGATTGCCATCAAGTAAAGTATTGATAGCTACTTCTTCTGCTATTTCTACGCCTTGTTTGTAGCTTAGCTGCATGTGTAATTCAAGCTCTTCTTTAGAATCTGGCAACTGCTCTGGGCTGTTTTCAAACAAATTCATTCCAAATTGCTCTTGTGCAAACTCATTTAGCTCTTTTGTTTGCAAGTCACGTATAATAGATTCCATATACTTTGTGCGTTTGCTTACACCGTACGGATCTTGTGAATATGCTTTTAAATCAAAAGAACGATCTGCAATACCGTTAACTACAATATCCACAAATTTAGATAATATAGGTACTGGCTTCCAGTCGAGGTTTAAGTAAGACAAATCACCATTTACAGATAGCTCATCTTTATATTTCTGAACGCTTTGCTCACCACGCGCATACAATCTCAGGTTATGAAACGTATTTTGGTTGCTTCTGAAACGAGTAGTACCCGAATTACTCGAGAACCATTCGTTTTGAATAGCTCTACCTACTTGCAACCCATACTCCTGCGACATCTTTTCAGCATCGCTAGCTATTTGGCTGGGGAAAGCGCTATTTGAAACCGACTTAACCATAAATTATTTTATTATTTCTGAACTCAAACCCTCTTGACGGAATTTTGAAATCTTTATATTCAACTTTGTTCTTTCTAATTTACCTACTGGCCTATACAACTCTTTGTTACATGCCATTATTGCTAAGCCTGAACTTATTGCGGCATCATATTTAGTACGTTTGTTTATATCAAACTTAGACCAGTCATTCAGTGTTTCGTTAAAGTACATGTTGCCATACTGCCCGTCTTCCATTAAACCTACGTACTTATCTACGTACATTTCAATTGCTGCAGCGTGTGCTTGTTTCATATCCTCGCTCGAGTTAGGAACACCACCAATTTCTTTTTCCGTTACTGATAGCTTGTTCCAAAGTCTATCCGGTCGGTTCATAGAGTATCCTCTGTAACCGCGGCGCTTAAAATGATAAAGCAACCTAGGTTTGTTATTCTCTGCTAGTATAGGCATACCGTAAAAAATACAGGCCATTAATACATCTTCAAAAAATATTTCAGCGGTTTGTGGTCTGGCTATATATTCAAGGAAGAATGAACTTGGTGGTGCATCTTCCATAGTAAACTTAGTGAGCCCGTGTAAAGCTCCTTTTGAACCTTTGCCGTCGGTAGTTCCTGATATGTCGTAACTATCGCAACCAAATGCGCCGACGTGTTCATTGCCCGGGTATTTAACACCATTTTTTGTGATTTGCCTGTTCTGAAGTTCAGCTCCTGGTATCCAGGACACTTTAAATCTTCCCTGAGGAGTTGGCATAAACACAACTTTTGTATCTTTCACACCGTTAACCCACTGAAAATTACCAGTGGTTACAACATTAGTATTACGCAGATCTTCATTATAATCAACCTGTTCGTATATTTTTGCAAGATTAAACAAGCTATTTTTTGTTTCATCTCTAAACGCGTGTTCTTCTGTACGTGGAAACTGGCGGTAATATTCGTTCAAACCGTCTTGGTCTTGCTTAAGACCTTCAACTTCATTGTTCCAGTAATCTATAACCCCTTGTTCAATAGTGTCCCCAAAAGGATCTAACACTTTTTCTTCAGGGGTATTAAATACTGGTTGTCCATACTGATCAATAAATCCTTCGTAGTTCCACTCCATAGGTATAAAGAGTGAATATAGCCCAGATTTAGTTTGGCCATTCGAGTTTCTTTTACTTACGTCAGAGTCATTATATAACTTTTTGAAGTTCTCACCTCCTTTATCTAATGAATTCGATGTCGAACCCATTAAACACTTGCCTATAATTCTAGCTCCCAAACGTAACGTAGTTTTTGTAACTCGCCAGTTGTTTAATATGTTATCCGGTCTTTCCCATTTACCACTCTCATCATGCACTAAAAGCTTTAGCTTCTCCCCATCATAAGAGTTGTCTCCCGTATTCTTCCAGTCAATAGTTGTATCAAGACCCTCAAGCTCTATTTGCTTTTCCTTTGCCTGAATCGATTTACGGGTTAGCTTAGAAGCAGGAACCCTATATGCCAGTTCAGTCTTCGGTCTATCCATACCATCTTGTATAGGTTTGAAGAAAAACGGGTAGTTAACGGATATCGGTACAACTTTATCGGTAAACATTTTTTTGGCATCACTACCTGACTTTGATAGTATACCAAATCTGGCATCACTGGAGATGGTCGCCAAGTTGACTGTTTCTCCTGAAGCCATAAATGAGAATCCACTCCGTCTGTTCTTAAGATAGCACATTCCGTAGCTTCTTGTATCGGCTTTACAGGCTTCCCAAAATATAAAGAAGAGTCTGTTTGCTTCACGGTAGTCGGGATTACCGACATCAATCTTACTCCACTGCAAGTACATGTAATGAGTCCCAGTGATATAAGTAGGAGTCCCCTTGTTATAAAACCAGTAACCGCCATCACGCCTGTTGAATTCTTCATCAATGTATCCCTCCCAATTGCTCTTAAACTCATCTGGATAGGTTTGCCAATCAAATATACTCTTGATTCTTTTAAGCTCTTTAGGATACTCCTGAACAGCCCATTTATCTAAGCCTTTAGTTAATCCTTTCGGTGCTGGCGGCAATGCTATACACAAGTTTTGCACTTCTAGTATTTGCCCTATCTGCCCAGTCTTACTGATAACAACTATATCGTGTTCCTTGTTGTAACCATATTTCCAAGACTTGGATCTATTTAATCTGCTGATTGTTGTAAGCTTTACAGGCTCAACAACTTTTACTAGGCTTTGCTCATACATTACCTAGATCTTTTTTCAGCAAACCCTGAGAATGTTTTCTTTTCTTTTTCTTCTTTCGGTTTGTTCTCAAGTATGCGCTCTTCCTCTTCGATGCGAGTAAGTATTTCAAACGCGTCAAAGATTGCTAGCTTTTTAGTCGCAGCAGCATTTTTTAAGCGGTCAGCAGAAACATCATCTTCTG